TCATGGATCAACTCCTTCTCCGGGGGCAACGGTGATAATGCCGTCAACTTCTTTAAGAATCAGCGGATAGAATTTATTCGTTCCCTGGTGGAAGAGGTAAATCTGTTGTTCAGCGCCCATGAACCGGACAAAGGAACCATCGGCCTGCTTCAGCACGATCGCGCCAGGCTGGGGATATACCGGAGTGCCAGGCGTGGGATTGGCCTGTCCACTGTAAACTTGCTGCTTGAGAACGGCATCAAACTGAAATGTTACGCGTTCCGTGTTGTCTGCATTCTCGATTTCGATATCTATCTTGATCGGAAGTTCAGTCGCTTCTTCCTGCAGAAACAGTTCTCGGATTTCCAGCGTATTGAGATCAAGAGTTGCCGAATAATAAACAATGTCATCGGATACAGCCCGGACAAAATCGGTGGCAGAAAATAGCAAGTCTTCGCTATCCAGAGAAGGACTGGGATTGCCGGCAAGAACGATGACAGCGCCCATGGGCAATTCGACATTCTCGGCGGCATTGAGCAAAGAATCTGCCCGGCGCTGGAAAACCAATTTAATGGTCAACTTGTCGCCCTGCAGCAGATAAAGAGAGGCTTGTCTGGTTGTTGAACTTAAACCGTCAAGAAGACAAAGCGCACCTTCCGGGGCATCAGCGTCGATATACAGGGCCAGTTCTTTATTCCACGTTGTCATAATTTCGTTATAAGAATCTCACAAACACCTTACGCATGCAGGGCGTTCTGGCAGTTCTGCCAGTTATTTCATGCATACGAGAAAACCCATTTAAGAATCCACGTTACAGAATACGAACCTTGCGCACTGTAAGCGGTCCAGTCTCCTCCGTTATAGGGCGGCACCCACCAGGGCTGAGTCCAAGGAACGATGCCGGCAAGATCAACAGGGCAACCCGGATAATCTCCAAACTGGGAGCCATCCCTGGTTGCGGTCTGAGCTGCAGCCAGTTCTTCGCCCAGGCCGAGTTTCCCGTATTCCAGGCCGAGACTATCTATGTCTTTAAAACTGTACATGTAATCGACGGTTGCTTCGAAATAGAGCGCACAGGCGCATGGGCGGAAGGTCGGAACATTCGTCAATCTCGGTTTGCCGCGAATCCGCATGGAATTAAAAAATGCGGTCTCGCCGTAATAACCGTCAGGATCCTGCTTTGCATAAACCATATAAAGCCTGGTAGGCGTGCCTGGTACCGTTTCCCAGGATCCGGCTGGCCAGTCGACATTGATATGCTGCGCCAGCAGCGCGTTTCCATCAGGCGGCGATTCCGTTGCCTGGGTTGTAACGACCTTCTGTTCTACGGAATCCGGAACATAAGCTGTGGATGACATCGTTGTCCATTTCAGGGCTTTCAGGCCGGCCTGCAGCTCCGCAAAGATCCAGGGACCGATAATGTCATCGTTCTGCATCTGCCCGTAGGAAAATGAAACATCCGTTACCCAGTTCGCCGGATTGCCAGGAGTCCAGGCAGTCGCCCGCCTGAAACCAGACGAATTGAGGCCAGCCGCCGCCCTCCACGATGCAAGGGTATAAAGCGTCGGACCGTTCGAACCGGCGATCGGGATCGTGTGATCCACAAAATAAACGCAATACGTTTCCAGCCAATTCTGCATTGTTGTCCAGAAGGAGGTAGCATGAATATCAGTATCGACAGCTTTATTGGCTACGGAGGAGTATCCCAGCGCCTGGCGTCTTTCTGAATAGGCGTTAATCAGTTCATTGATGAACGAAACATACTGCCAGTCGATATCATCAACGATATTTGAAAAATTAGCCATGCGCCCGCACCCAGTCCCACTTCTTCTTAAGCTCAGCGTCCAAGCTAAGGACCTTATTCTTGGTATCGCCACCAGGAATTGGCGTGTAGATCCGGAATGCCCCGCGCAGATCGATTATGCCGCCCGGCTCAATAATATCTTCCTCCGGATCCCAATCTATAAACCACAGAGGCATGATTTCCTGTTGTGGTTCGTCATCAAAAGCGCCATCAGGTAATTCAGAATCAACGGTCAACGTGGTTGTTTCATCTGAATAATCCCGCAGGAGATAAACGTATTGAGCGGCAGCTACAGCTTCGATGGTCCAGCGATCTGTCTCGTAAGTCGCTCCGTCGACGTCGATAGAGTCCACTTTCTTTCCGTCAAGCCAGAGCCCTCCAGCAGTTGTCAGATTATCGGCCAGGGAATATGAATCATCGCCGATATCGATCAGATCGAACGGTTTGGAAAAGTTGATGATTCGATTCTGGCCCAGACTTGTATTACTCCGGATGCGGGAAGTTGTACCGTTAGCCGTTCTGTTATGGAAAATGTCTTCGCTGGATTGCGGGGTAATCGACCTCAGATAATCTATAACCTCACGGCCCCAAGCTGCCCTGATCGGATCGCCAGGTACTGGATATGGTGGAAGTCTCATGATGAATTAAGTCGAGTAAAGATCGGTGTCCCACAAATTGGCACCGGTCCATTCTTCGATCTGTTCCCATTTACTGCTTTTTCCGGATTGCGAAAGCCGGTCCGCAGTCTTCAACCATTTCCAAGCATCTATTAAAGCCTTCGGGAATTTTCCTGAAGGAGGATCTTCTCGATGGCCGGCCTTTGAGGTAACAGGCTCATTCATCGTTGTCGTTGTGCGACGACAGACCGGAATGAATATGATGTATGAATCTTCGCCTTTTAAGATTTTTGTCGCATAGTCTTGCGCATTGGCAGTGAGAGTTTTGGCATCCTCTTCCTTTATCTTATTGGGATCCTCAAAATACTTGAATGCGGCTTTGAGTCGGGCATTGGGGCAATCTTCCCAGAACTTTATGGCAACCCGCGCTTCGAGATCGAGTTCTTTCGGCCCTTGTGTTGCGCCTTCGTACACATAACGCGGATGGGTGATCAACGCCTTTTCAATCTGAACCCACTCAACCTCGTGCTTCACTTCCGGCCTGATATCCTGCGCAACCGGAGCTTCAGGATCAGCGGACAGAGTGATTGTAAGGGTCCCTATGGATCCTGCTTTTCTTTTGAGCCCGACAGTATCGACGATAAAACCCGCATAACCCTTGATTTCGGATCCGCGTAGCGGTCTGTTCTTTAGACAGGTCTCATAAGGCCCTTCAAGAATAACGATGCCAGTGCTCTCGTTATTCTTGAAAGAAAACTCGCCGGACTCGGGAGTCTCCGTAAGGTCCCTGGATCCGCGCCATCTAACAGTTTTCCTTAATCCGCCCATTGCATTGCCGATACGTGAGTGTTTGTGTTCGCAAGTTTATGCAGATATTTCGCGGCACGTTCGGTAGCAGAAGCAGTCCGCTTGGAATAATCGAGCTGGGGACCGCCGCCGCCCACAAAACCGCCGATCTTTGAAAGCCGGTCTGATGCAATATCAAATCCAGTTTTTAAGACCGGTGTTCCGCCGAGAGATTTATCGCCATACACACGTCTTTCGTTGCTTTGAGTTTGCAATTCTTCGGCCTTTTTCTGCGCAGCTTCTCTTAATCCGCCCCATAATTCTGTCAGCTTTTCACTTGCAGTCTTTACTTCAGATCCCATGCCGCTGCTTTTCTTGGCTTCTTCGGTCATGTTCTTTACAACTTCATCGGTGTCTTTGAACGTCAAGGCTGCTTTCAGCATCCTGCCCAACCCGGTGGCAATTATTCCGATGAGTTTTATGAACGCTTCGAAGAACCACTGAAGAGCTTTTCCCAAACCAACCTGCAGGCTGAGTCCGATCAATTCGCCTAGCTTCCCTTGATTAAACGCCTCTATAACCGTCCCAAAGAATTGACCAATACTGCGGCCCTTGCCCGATAAATCGATCGAATCAAGGTAATCGGTCATTTTCTTTATCGCGGGCGCAAGACCTTCCATAATGCCCGCAAAGAAACCCGCACCTTTGTGCTTAATTAGTTGCAGGTTATCTGATATCTCGCGAAAAAGTCCGGCGTTCTTCTGCATGATATCAGGCAGGTCACCCATGCTTTTCTTGACCTTTTCGATTGCGCCGGTTTCATCAAAATATTGCAGCATGGTCTGGCCCGTTTTTCCGAAAATGTTACAAGCGAGAGAAGCACGCTCATTTATATCGCCGAACTCGGAAATAGCATCCCCAATTTTATTCAAGGCTTCTTCTGGCCTTGCTTTCTTTAATTCCTCCATATTTAGACCAAGTTTTTCGAAGGTCTTATTTGTAGGCAAGCCATCTTCGCTGATTCCTCCTAATGCCCTTTGCATCTTTCCGATGGCGCTTGTCCCTTCGTCTGCCCCGACACCTGTTGTCTCGAACGCTTCTCGAAGAACTGTGAGATCCTGAACGGTAACCCCGGTCCGTGTGGACAGCTCGGAAAGTTTCGCTCCCATTTCGACAACATTCATGCCGCTGGAAATCAACTTATTGATTGCGAAAGCACCGGCGGCGATGCCGATCATCTTCTTCATCGTGGAGGCAAACTTGTCGTGGAGTCCGCCAAGCGACTTCTGGGCCTGGTCGGTGTCGAGCTTCATTATCGCCTGCAGCATCATATCGCTCATTGTCGCACCTGTGTCCTTTTAGCCCTGTCCTTTTTCCACTTCCGTTTAAACTCTCTGCGGAACTTCCTGAGTTCTTTCCGGACCGCGATCATATTTTCCAGCATGTCTTCCTCTTCGAACGACGGCCCATTCAAACCATCTGTGTCATACCTCACAACCACTGCTCGATATAATGCGAATGCCTGGCAAAGCGGAAGCTGCTCGCAAACATATTCCAGGCTCCATTTGTATTCTGAAGCCAGGCAGTCAATCAGCGTCAGGAGCCAGCCGAGGCCGCTTCCTCTTCGCGGGATCGCGGCGAAGGGGTCGCTGCCGTTTTTTTTCAGTAGAAGAGGATCCTGGAGCTGTTGACATCGCACGTTCAAAAAGTTTGTTTATTGCGCTACCCACGCTTTGTATATCCTTAATCGAGATTTCATCTGCGAATTTAATCACGGCTTCCTCAAAAACTATTTTCCCGCCAACGAGAAGCCTGTACGATTCTTGTGCTGGATGGGCTAGGATGAAGACCAAATTAAGAATATCCATATCAGTCATTTTGCTCTTATCGGTCCCGATAAGCGGACTATTGATCTTCTGCATTATAAGCAGCGTTGCGGCAGTAAACTCATGAAGATGAAGTTTGCCGATCTGAATACCTGTGGCTGTAAAGGCTTCGACGACTTTTTTAGGTTGCCTGGACATGGAGAACTCCTTCTCGCTTACATTGCGTCTTTGACGTGAATCAACCGCCAGGGATAAATGAAGCTGTTGGTCTGGGCGTCGGTGATTTTGATCTGGATTGCCGGCTGATCCCAGTTTGTCGGAACAGTCATATTGAGCGACCATTTCCCCAGATTGGTGCTTGTGACAACCGGCGAGAAAGTCACGTTCGAAGAAGCCGAGCCCCACTTCATCTGTATCGTAACACCGCTCAATCCCTGGGCAACAGTCCCGGTCGTCTGCAGAGAGCAGTTCGTCCAAAGCAGACTTGCGCCCTTGAAATAGATCGCATCGGAAAGATAGGTCAGCGTGTCATTCCGGTTATTCGTGCAGGTAATTGTCGCGGGGTCAACGGAATCGGCCCGAGCCACAGCCAGGATAACCGCGATTGCGGTAAGCCCTGAAACCAGAAGTTTTTTCGTGAGTGTTTTCATGGTCGAATCCTTTCGCTCCAGGTTAAACCAGGTTCACAAACTTTGTGGCTTTAACGTTCAGCATCTTCCAGCCCTTCTGATCCCACTTAACCTGGCAGGTCTGGGCAATGCAGTCGATCCCGACAATCTGCATGTCATCACCGCGCTCCGGCTCGGCTGTCTCCGACTCGCAGATGATGTTTATATCGCATTCGTTCTTGTCGTTGAAAAAGACCTCGGCGATCACAAAGCCCTGGCCGTCCAGGATAAAGTCGGTATCGCCATTAATATCCTTCGTCTGGTTGACGATTATACCTGCGGCAAACGTATCGCCTGCCTCGGGAGTGAGCCCCCAAATCGCCTGTCTGCCTTTTATCAATGCATTCGTTGTCATGATTATTCCTCCGATCGCGTCTTAATTTTCAGTTTCAACAGAACCTCTCAATTGTTCGTCACGCTCGACCAGCGCGGTCAATTTCACCTGGAACTTGTACGCAGCCAGGGGAATGCCTTCCGGCAGGGTTACAGGTTTACAGCCAGCATATTCCGGCGTCTGCATGGTAACGTCCGGCGGAAAAACGTAGGAAAGAACCCTGGCGCGAACATCGTTGACAAGTTTCAGCAAGCTGGGCCGCTCCGGAAGATTCTTTACAAGAGCAAGATCCGGCCTGGCGTTAAGGCCGAGGTTATAGCCAACTATGACTTCCAGGGTATTATCGGCAAGCGGTTCGGCAGGCTGATCTCCTGTGGCATCATCTCCGCCCCAATGGAGTATAACCTGGAAACCTTGCGGACCGTTTACCAGCAGCTCAAGGACGTTCCATGGGTCCAGGGCAATGGACAGCTGCCCTCTCTTGGTCTTCACCCAGGGTTCGAGATCGGCTCGCAGCGCTTCAAGTATTTCGTCAAGTCTCATGATTTTGCTTTATCGGTTCCGGCTTCGACCTTGGTTTCACGGATCACAAAATAGCTGCCCTTGTACTCTTTACGGAGCTGCTTCGCGGCCTCAGCCTTGTTTGTGCCGGCAGGAACTGCTGCAACGTAGTAACTGCCCTTCTCAGGGACCTCCACCGGCTTGCCATGCTTGAAGAATTTAATCGCTATGCTCATATCATTAACTCCCCGTTTGAATTGTGCAGTTTGGAATCTTCGGAAATCACGGATCCGCCTCCGATCGCCTGATCAGGCATGAGCGGTTCAGATCCATTGCCTATCTTCTCAAAACGTTTGAGCCAGTTACCGGCCTCGGTTTCCCAGGGATTGCCGTCGCCTGTCTTACCCCTGCGCTTGTAGCACAGGGACGCTGCCAGGACCTTTGCAGCCTGTTTAACCAGCGCAGGATAGGGTTCAGCCAGCGGTACGCTGTAGGATACGCTTAGAAGGGCATCCAGTTGATCCTGGACAGCCTGGGCAACCTTCTCCCAGCCGGCGGCATCGCCACCTTCTTCGCCGCTGTCATTCAGCGCCTGGACAAGAAAGTCAGAAGGGATCATCCCTTCAAGATCGCTCTGTACAACGTATGCCATATTAAAAAGCCGCGGGCCACCTAGCGTCATGTATCAGTTGGGCAACCCGCGGCTCCGTGTGGAGTAAAATAAACTATTTCTTGTCTTCTTTTTTCTCTTCAGCCGCAGCCGCTTTGGCCACAAACGGCCTGGCACGCCAGGTGAATACAGCCTTCGGAAAAGCAACCTTGAGCTGTCTCACAATTTCCTGCCCTGGCATCAAAGCCAGAGGGGAAGAGGGCGCAGGATGAACCGCATAGTTATCCTCGCCAGGAGTCGTTACCACTTTGCCGCGCTGAACCAGCACGACGCCGGCAAGCAATGTCTTGATGTCAACTTTCTCAGCCATGTTTTGTCTCCTTAGTTAAGAGTCGCTTTGCTGTTTCCTTTCCCCTGTCCATCTATCCTGGGACAGGAGAAAGGTCGCAACGTATTACCATGCACTCGAAATTACAGTCTGCCGCCGTAGATCAGATGAGGGAAGCTGGGCGCTGCAGCAGCGCGGCCTGAACTCATCCAGTCAAAGTTGCCCGTGCGCTCGACGTGTATCGGATCATTGTCCATGATCGGATTCGGCGTCTCACGGATCTGCCTCGCGACCGCGTGGATCGGCTGGCTGGCGTCCACCAGGCACCAGTAGTCATCGTACGTGCCGGCGAGGTCCGGAAGCTCTACCCGCTTGGACCGGCCAAAGTTCGGGTTGTCAACGAGGTTGTCATTGTCATCGCTGACCTGCTTCGCCTCAACAATGTTGAAAGCCGTGTTCCGGAGTTTCGGACCGTGAATCAAGTGGGTCCAGTTCGGACGTACCAGGACGCCGTTCGCAAACTTCCAGTTGCCGGCACCAGTCCAGGCTGCCTCGTAGGAAGTCACCGAGAGGGCATCGGTAACCAGGTTATCGATCGTGTTTTCGCCGTAAGCGTGGTCGTCGGCAAAGAGAGCCTTGCCCGTGTAGCAAAGCGGGTTGCCGGTGATTACTTCGATGACCAGATCATAAAGCTGCTGGTTCCATGCAGAGCCGTGCATTCCGATCATGTTCACGAAGACCGAGAAGCGGTCGTCCTTGAGAGCGGTCGCCTTCAGGCGCTCACTCTTTTCGAAGTCACGGTTGAATACTTCGTACGCCTGCAGAGAGATGTTGTTGAACACGCGATCGCCGAGCCATTCCCTGTACTTCGGAGTAAAATCCATCCAGGGATAGAAGTTACTCGCGCCGTCGCTGGTGAAGTCAGAGAACAGGAAACTGATATCAACCGGCGGTTTCCATTCAAGGCCCTTCTGCCATGCAACGTTGATCATTCTCCTGAGCGCCTGCAGATTTACGTTACTGATTTCCATGATTCTTTCTCCCGTTTAGGTTTTTGTTGCTGCGAGTTTCGAAATTAAGGAATTACTGTGAGAACATTGCTGTTCAGCCAAATCTGACCGGAGGTCAGTCCGTTTGTTGCCGTCGGCAGCCCGGTAAAGGTAACTGCCGCGCTGTGAACTGTGAGGTTCGTCAGCGTAGTTGTGCCCTGCACTGCAAGCGTGCTGTTCATTGTGGCCGCTCCAACTTGTGTCAGGACGTTCGAATGGGTGACAGCGTCATTGACAACAAGCGTGCCATGCTCATAAGTGTTGCCGGTGAGGGTGGACGCGCCCGTAACTGCCAGGGTGCCCGTGAGAGCGCTATTGCCCGAGACTGCCAGGCTGGCTGGAGTTGCTGCTCCGCTCGGTCCGATCTTGCCGGTATCAACCCAGACTCCATCGGAATCAATGTCATATACCGTGCCGGCAATGATGTTCTGGCCGCCGCCTGTTTTGTTTACAGTCGCATCGTCCGTCACATATACCAGTTTGCCAACATCAGCGATCGTGATTGCATCGGCATTGGCCCAGCGGAAGACACCTTTACGCGCTGAGATTTTCGCAGTGGCCGAATATACTGCTGTACGGTTGTCAACAGTTGACTCCGCCCTGCCCACAACAGCATAACCGGAGGAATCGGCCCCAGGCACTGCCTTGCCAGCTGAATTAACGCAGACGATCGAGCCGGCGTAGATTACGACATTTGAGGCCACCGTGAGGGATACAACCTTGGGCGGGTCCTTTTCAGGGGTGTTACGCGCTGCCGAGCAGGCCGTTGCGAAAAGGTTCTGAGGCTGAATGAGAACTGCGGAAACCAGAAACGCGATCCCAGCCGTCAGTGCCCATATTTTGATTCGATTCTTCATATTTGATTCTCCTTCGTGCTGTTTGATTCTGTTTAAACTGCGGTTGTTTTTCCTTACTTAAGACCGTTTGCCTTCTTAACGTCTTCCTCCGAGAAACCGTACTTCCTGGCCAGGGCCTTGTCGGCCTCTGTCAGGCAGCCTGCGCCATCAACGGAAAACTGCTGGACATTTTCCGGGGTCCTCTGCGACACCGGTACCATCACTGGCAACTTCGAAATCATCTCGCTGAGCGTCTTGACAGGCTGCTTGGCGATATCTTCCGCCGAAAGCGGAATGACCTTGCCTTCACGGCATGCCTGGGCAACCAGGGCGTCGCGATCGCGCTTCTCAACATCGGCCTGCATTGCCGTCAATGAGGTCTTCAGCGCTGCGAGATCAGTTGACAGGGTTGTGATCTTGGCGGTCAGATCATCGGCCTTGCCGTCTTTCGCCGGGTCCGCTGTCTTACCCTTTTCTATGGCAGCGGTGAGGGTTGTGATTTTACCTTCGAGGTCGGTGAGCTTTGCCGAGAATGTTGCCGGCGCAGTAAGCGCTGCGGCAATCGCGTTCTCGTCGGCGGTGTCTGCCAGGTTGAATGCCTTGCGAAGTGCTGCGAGTAGTTTGTCCATGATTTCGGTCTCCAATGTTGATGTTGAGTTGTTCATGTCCACGGAAAAAATATAAAGGTCGTCAACGGCACCCTGCTGACACAGAGCAACGGAATGGAGAAATACAACCTCTCCATTCTCATCGAGCGATGGAGCCGGAGAGAGATCGATATAGTTCCGGGCATTCACTTTGCCGGAAGGAGTCCATTCAATGTTGCAGAGCCAGAGACCATCGGTCCTGACTTGCGGCACTCCGTGAGCGGCAACCTGACGGGGTTCAGAACTTTCCTTGTATGCTCTGGTTCCCGGCACTGTATTGTGTTCGTAGTCGATCGCGATGCGGTCAAAGCCCAGGTCTCTCTGGTTGAGAGGAAGCAGGGACCGCGTTTTGCTGCCGACGCGAATAATGCCCTTTGTCGAATTGTTCTCTCCAAACTTCAGCACCCGCAATTCCGTAGGAAGATTCTCTCCAGAGAAATTCTGCTTTCCGGAATCCGAGATCAGCATCACCAGACGAATATCTTTCTTCCCGTGTTTCATTTAAGCGGCACCACAATAAAAGATTGGCAGTTTGGCGCGTAGGAGTTCTGGCAGTTATGCCACTTAGAAGAAAAACGACCTGGAGACCGTGAGACGCGGAGACTTTAGACGGAATCAACAGGATCCCGTTATCCTGTCTTTCATTGCTTTAGGAGTGCGGAGAGGGCTTTATTTGCCGCAGCTTCGACAAGCCGCATGGCCGCTGGTATCATCTTACCACTGGCATCGAAGGGAAAGAATGGACGTGCCGGCAAACCTGGATGATTAACCATCCTGACAGGGTGCCGTGCGCCGGGCCAGAAGAGCGCCTTCTTTGTTGTAGGACGTATGACATAAGGTCCGGTCCCGAACTGATGATAAACGGCATAAGGCCGGTCCGTCCCGACGGTCACGGAATTGCTCGTTGTTTCGGTAACGCGAGGGCTTTGCCGGAGCGCTCCTGATTTTTTGAGCGGAGCGCCGGAAGACTTCTTCAGTTCCGGCCAGGGCAACGGCCTCAATGATTGATCATTAAAAGCTCTCTTTGTTGATGAAACAAGGCTGAGTCCCATCGCTTCCAGGACCTTTCGGGGGTTGGAACACTCGCGGATTAACTTCGCCAGTTTCGGCGAGATGGTATCTTTAATTACATGGACTGAGAAACTCATGATCAATCAACTATCTGAACGTCGCCGCCAGTTTCGAGAATACTGAGCATGTCTTCGGCATCAGCACGGTTAAAGCCGAGTTTAACAAGTTCTTCAATGCCATCGGTAACTTTCATCTTCCCTTCGGCCACTGCATTGATTACCTCGCTCATGTTTTTCATAGCCAGCCTTCTTTCTTGAATATCGAATCCATGGCCTCTTTAATCGGCGCAAATTCCTCCGTGCTCCACTGCCGCCATGGCGCGGGACTGTTACGCACATTAGCCAGGTCCGTCAATAGCCTCTGATCGCCGGATTTCTCGGCAATGTACTGAGCATAACTACGCGCCCACAGTTCCTTATCTGACGAATAATATTTTACTAGGTCGTCGGGCAGCTTGGCAAAGTTTATCTGCTGCAGCACTGAGCTTTTATCAACTGCCGTTTTCCACGCCTTTAGAACGCCGAGATCCGATCCGAACTCTGGGCCATTACCGAAAGCAACATGATCGATGAAATGACCGATTTCATGACAGGTTGTGAGAGCCGGCCAGGGGCCGGTATTCTTGACTTCAATTCCAATCGGTTGTCCCGTTGAACGTCTTGATGCATACTGGCCAACATACGAACGGGATTGAGTCCGCAGAACCGGTATCTGGGGAAGTTTGCCGTCGTCATGGACCTTGTCGATTGTTGCAAGCGCATGCTTGACCGTTTCTGCCAGGTTGCCTTTGAGATACTGCAAGTCCAATGCCTTGCTGACCGGACTTTCGCGCTCGGGTTTTGTCTCCGGCAAAGAAGGTTGAACCATTGCATTGCTGCCGGGTGCTTCTTTTACGACAGCAGCTGCTTTTCCGGGAAGCGCAGCTTTGACAGGAGCAGCAGGCCCTGCAGGAGCCGCTTTAATAACCTGTTTGAGATCTTCTTCCTGGTGCAGCCAGCCCCAGACCGTTAATCCTTCATCGTCGATCTTCTGTGCTGTCGCCCAGGCGCGGAACGTCTGCCAGATTGCGGGTTCATAACGCTGCTCCAGTTCATCGATCGGTATTCGAAGATCACCAGGGTTCCAGGAGAATGCGCCTTCCTTGCCGGATGCTGTCGGACTTGAAACATTTACCTGGTGTCCATTTCCAAGATCAAGCGTGCCTTCCTGTTCCAGGCGCTGCTGCTGAATGTCGGACAAAACTCTTCCGTAACCTTGCTCTTCACTTTTTGAACTCTGAGATTCTTCGACTGCCTGCTTCTCTTCTTCCATTAAAGGCGCTACCTGGCAACGGCAGCCCCAGTCCCAGGGCGGATAGTGATCCTCCCAGAAGGACGAATCAGCCGGCAGAATAAGACCGTCAAGAGCGGCATGCGTATCTCTTACCGCTTCGTCTTCCATCGTCATATATTGCCAGAAGGGGAAAACGTCGCGCTGTCGATCCATGACTTCATACGATGCTGCCTGGTATGCCTCAAAACCGTGGGTCCGCAAAAGCAGATCGGCGCGGCGTTCGCTGGCCGCAACCTGGGCAGCCTGGGTTTCGGGATCCGCCTCGGGATCCACCAGGTAAGGTGATATGTCGCTGACAATGTCCGCCTTGATTTTATTCCAATCGGCTCCGCCCGGCAGTTCCGCAATCTTATCGCGCAGGCGCTGCAACGTATTCGCGCACTCAATGCCGGAGACGGTAAACGCCCGTGCCCGCAACGAAGGCAGCAGATGATCCATCACATCACGGGTAACAACCGGCTTATTCCTGATGAAGGCCATTGCTTCTTCATTAGGAACCGCCTTGAATAAAAATCTGGTCGAATCATTCATTATTTTTCTCTCACAACCCACCAGCATGAATCGCAGAAAATATCTCCGCGTTTTGCAGGCAGGAAATACATGTGACATTCATTACAGGTTGAGGCTCTACAGTAGCACATTAATTCAGCCATCCATTTCAGAACCGTACGATTATGCAACTCGATTGCTTCTTTCTTTTTTTGCGGAAATATCTCGACGCATGAGCGCACCTGCCGGGCTGAAGCATCTATTTCAGTAAAGATTTTCTTTGCCATGGTCACTACATCACTATTATTCTTTCGATCCTGCTCCTCCAGTCTGTCAATGAAGCAGCCAGTATCGTCACAGCTCACCATATTAAGAGTTGAAAGAATTTTAAGCATGACTGTTTCTCCTGTTCCTCCGGAAACTTTGCCAGGCAAGATGCATGCATGTCACCGGCAGCCAGTAGACCGCAAACCAGGTCAATTTCAGGAAGATGAATGTTAGCCGAATATATTTCATTTTTCCGTCCGCATCTTTGCCATCCAGTATTCGACATTCTTCTGCCACGATTCCGAGTTCTTCGGACAATAGATTTTCGAGAACTCGGCGACATCGCCGGTGTAGCGCTTTTGAACTGTGCCCGCCGCCCACTTGCACTGAACCAGGAACGAACGCACCGGCGAATGTTTATACCGCCTTGCCTTGTGGCCAGGCTGATCCTGCCCAACCCCGAACTCAAGACCCGGTCCGCCATTCTCCACTTTCCGGATCGCCGCCAACAGCAGGACCTGTTCCTGTGATAAACCATATTGCCGGGCCACATGCTCCAGCATTTTGGTCTCGTTCGGCGGGAGCACGGCCAAAAGAAATGTGAATATGAAAGTCATATTTTAGGCCCCGTCCTTTTTAAGGATCTGTTTTACCAGAGACTTGAGGCGCGGCCTCCAAACGTGCAGACACAAGAAGCATTGACAAGAAAGACTTGTCTCAACGCTAACATAATCGAGAGCGAGAGTTCGCCATAACAATTTCCGACATTTCGGGCAGCGTAAGAAGACCTTCACTATTCACTCCTTCTCAAGATAAGTATTTGCAAATTCCAGAAGTTGTGCGCGGCCTGTTTTCTGTTTCTGTTCGTTCTTTTTGAAAAGCGGATAGTCCATGATTTTAACTACAGCACGCCGCACCAGGTCGGCAAGTTGACGCGGTTCAATTGCATCCAGTTCCCACGATGAACGCCCAAAGCGTGAGATGTAATTTGCGGCTCGGCTATCAGTTATTTTCGCTGGATTCTCAGGAGGATTTAGTTTGCGAATTTGATTCATGTTCAGTGCCGCACGATTCACTTCGATAATCGGAATTTCTTCAGGTCCGATTTCGTCATGACGGCAAAGCGATGTTTTTAGAAAGAGATCCAGGCGTTGTTCGACATCGCGAGACATATCTATTCCGGACGGATCATGGTCGCCGAGATAGACAACGTAGAGTTTTTTCCCAGCCTCAGCGCGTTCCAAGAAGCGTTTACTTGCTTCATACATTGCCGACGAAGAAGAGTACCCCTTGTTGGCTGTGAACGGCACATCGAGACTTCGACAGACTGGCAAGAGCACGCCTTCTAAAGCCTGTTTTTCCACCATCACTTCAACGTAAGATGGCTGATCTTCCCACAAGTCAAAACGATATTGCGGCGCAACAGATTTTACAAAATCCGCCGGATCTCCCCAGTGTGGATTTGAAATCATTTCACGGCCACGGTCTTTTATCATATCCCAATCTACCATTCCGGCAAGGCGTGCATCGGAAACAAGACTTCCAACGTTCTTGTAACTTTTTTCAGTATTCGGAACAATATTCCTACTCACGAGTTGATAATAGAGTTGACGCAACGAGAGATCATAACCTTGCCGTGAATAGTCATCTAGAATCCGATTGATCATGTCGATCATCTGGATTGCATCTCTTCCGAAATTCTTTTCGATAAAGATCTCTTTCATCGTTCATTCCCTTTCAGAAGTTCTTCCAGCTCCAGGGCGCAGTTTGCGTAACAGGCGGCTCCGTGGGAGACCAGGCGCTTCCCGGTTTCGTCCGTGGTTTCTTGTTCGCAACGTAACTGCGACAATGCCCTCTGTTTCCAGATGCGAATCAATCGCTGCGCTTCAGTTGCCGAGATTGTAATTTGCATTCTTTCTTCCTTTCTTATTTCCTCAATCCAGAATCTTCCGATATTCCTTTATATAGGCTCCGTCTTCGTCCCAAAGAAACGGGTTCTCAGCACAGCGGCGGAGATGGTTGAACCAGGATGAAAGATTAAGCAGGATCACCCTGGGCGCGATCTGGACAATTTCAATGCAACCCATCTGCCCAAGCCGGCGGATGGTCCGGTACTGGCCGGCAAGGCCAAGACACTTGAGAAGTTTCTTATCCAGGCGAATCATCCGCTCTTCAAACGGCAAAGGGAAATATGTGCCATCAGTGTTGGGCTGCCACCGGCAAAGCGAGACTTCCGGCACAGTCGTCTTATTCTGATCAAACGGCACATATTTATAAGGAGCTATCTGAACCATTATAGGCTTGGTTGCCTTCTTAAGCCTGGCCGCCAGACAATTGGCTTTATCTTCGTCAGGAAGGCCCGGCGAAGCGCGGCGAAATTGCGATATATGTTCAGACGGCTTCCTGTCGGCTTCGCGGCAGATTAATGCGTTCTGGGGCATTTTAGACGGCCTCCGATTGAAGTTTTAGTTCCGGCTGTTCGACCATTTCGACCTGCCGTTTTCTAAAAAGGGTTTCAGCGTCAAGCTCCGATACCACTTCATAAACTCCGCCGCGATAACCGGCTGGCGCAATTTGCTTGCGCTCGGTTTCTGAAACTTCGCGGAGCAATCCCATTTGATACAGTTCCGTGGACCTGGGGCATAAGGTAAGAATGCTCAGTCCGGATCTCTCGGCAATCTGCCGCGTTGTGCCTGGCCCGAAATGACACCAGGCCCGGTAAACCTCCATGCGAAGTCCGACCAGGTTATTCTTTATCTCTTCCCAGGTGGCGTTTCTGTAATCAATGGATTTCATGTCTTTCTCCTTTCACGGAAAACTGAGATCTGAATCGTCAGAAGAATGTTGCGTTTCTTCCTTTGCGACCTTTGCGTTGAAAGCCTTTTCTTTCTGTCTGGATCTCCATAATGCCGTTCCGGATCGCCGCAGCTGGCTGGCCCTGCGCCGCACAACATAAATGGCATGCCAGAGTTGTTTCTCGGACGCCTGGTCGAGATTTATCTTCCGGCAATTCCGGAGAAAGCCTTCCGCATACTTCAAGGCTCCGGGTATGACGTCCGCAGCTGCTTCGCATTCCTTATGAAGTCTTGAGAGAGCCCAGAGACGGGGTTCACAGACGGCCTTAACCTGCAGAACTTCGGCTTTCTCTTCTTCGCCGAGTAGCCGCAGGTAATGAGCTTTCAGGAACAGGTAATCTTCGTTCGTGCAGCTGCAGAGCGACGAACGTTCCACAGCCTGGACCTGCTGGGCATGCCGCCATGCGTCGAAGGAGATTTCAGATTTCAGATTTGAAATCTCAGATTGTTTCGCAAAGGCGCGGCGAGCCAGGAGAATGAGTCTCTTCTTCTGTTCGTTTGTAAGGGGAGCCAGTGCCGCCCCGTGTATCGCCTTTTCTGTATGCTTGTCCATGGCTGTCTCTTTATGATTTCAGAACGTTAATCAGCTTTCCGGCCTGATGATCCTTGCCGCCGGCTGTTGTCATGGCATCTCTCCGCAGGCGGGCGATCCTGTCCTGTTTGTGCGCCCAGCGGCCAACGATCAAGCCGCCGCCAAATCCGAGCGTCGCGAACAATGCGCTGAATACGAGTATGTCCATTTTCATCTCCTCCGTTTAAAAACCCATGCCTTGCCATGCCTCGCCGCGCCAGGCGGTGCCAATTAAACCGTTAAAAAACTCTTGATCGTGAACCGGCCAAACCTCGGCCTGTAATCGCCAATGCCGATTGATTCGCCTGCCTTCCAGAGAATCTCATTGAGCGTGATGCTCGAAAGAACATCCGCGTCCAGGACCTTCATTGTGAACTCAAGAGACCATTCCTTTAGAAGCGGACGGGCTCTCATGATGCGGCCCCTGGTCGCCCGGATAACAACGGGCCTGATGTCGATCTCGTATGACTTTGTTCCGTGCGGAATCTGTTCCGGCAAAATAAGAAGGTTGCCGGCAACGATGGTTTTGAAAGTGATTTTGCCGCGTCCCTTCACCTGGAACTGACTGCCGGCTTTGCACATAGCCTGGTAAATGTGTTCCGCAGGTTGATACAACTCTCCATCCGGGAGCGTATAGGCGCTTTCCCTGGCTTCCTCTTCCGGAGAAGGCTGAACCTTGCCCGCCTTGCATGAGGTCCCGGCAAGCGCCGCCGCATCCCTGGAGGAGAACCGGTGCATCAACAGGCCGGGTTCCACTCCGCAGATCTTAGTTTTTATTTCGTACGTCTTCATTTTTTGCAACGTCCTGCTTAACCGCACGGTCGGCCTTAATGTCACAGAAGAAGGCATCGTCCTGGACAACCTTGACTCCGATTGCCTTGAGCTTTTCCTCACCCAGCGTATCCGCATCGGCAATCAGTAAATCCCTGGCGACGGAGATTTCGGCGCGGGTGTATTCAAGCTGCTTTGATTTTTCGAGGTACTCTTTCACCGATTCCCAGGTGCGCCTGGGAAGTAGTTTCAGCTTCGGCATGCCGGTGCGGAACCCGATCGTCCCGCGTTCAAACTCCATCGATCGCGGGTTGGGAGAGATAAACAGTTCTGCATGCGCTTCCGCCCACTGCTCCAATGCCTCGCGGCGGAGATTGATATTGCTTCGCAGGATCTGAAGTTTGCTTTCGTACCGCGCCCGGACGCTGTCGAGTTCGGCATTCATATCGGCAATAATCTGGGCCGACTGTATTTCCTGTTCGGCAAGTTCGCCGACAAGGAAACCGATCTCTGCAGGTGTGAAATCTTCGCTGTGAATTTTAATTTTCTTAGCCATGACGTATTATTCCTTCCATGTGTTCTTCCAGGATCCTCTTCCCGGTGACGTTGGATTATTCTTTCTGTCCGCGGAACTCCGCGCTCTTCGGACATGTCGCGAAATGACTGGTATGCGTGTCGCACAAGGCATAAATGTGCGCGTCCGGATCCTTGACCCAGCGTTTCTCCGCAGGGAGATTCACCGGATGCATTCTTCCGGCAACAGTCTGCACGAACATGATTTCAGCGCCGCAACCTTTGCATCGTGTTATCATTGCCTATTTCCTTTCGCTGGGCAGAAGCTCGTGAACTGCCGCCTGGATAAATTCCGCATCAATCTCTTCGCCGGTTTCATCGGCGTTCATTTTCGCCAGTTCAATGGCGTCCGCGAGAACGCGGAAATTGCCGCCGCGCCGGATGTCGGGCAGGATCTGTTCCGCCAGGAGTTTGCATTCCCCGTTAAGCCCGGTGGACAACTCCAGATATTTTTCAACATCCTTGAGGTTCAAACCTTTGATCCATTCTGTTTTGATTGGCTTCATGGTCCGGCCAAGAAGCTGCTGCGCCTCGGCGGTTGCATCGGTCGATCCCGAGACAAGCCGGTTCCAGGCGGTTGGATATGTCCCAAGCAGGAACTTGGCGGGAGTTTCGTTTATGAGGGCCTTCACGAGTTTCATGAGAAGGACGCCGCCCTCGTGGACTTCGTCAATCAGGAGCGTCATCGGGTTTGCTTTGAGGAACTCGATTATGTTCCGGAAGGTGGCTGCTGCCGACAGACCTTCTGGACAACCCAGCGCAAAGGCCATGCCTCTTACTATCGCCATGCGGCTGTCCTTCCAGGTCTCGTTTGCAGACATAAAGACCGCGCTGGCCGGATTCTCCTGGGCAATGCGGCGCAGTGTCCAGGTTTTGCCAATGCCGTAACCGCCCGGCAGAATTGCGCAGCGGCGATCCGTCCTGGCTCCCTGGAGCGCATCGTAGACGGCAAAACCGTAACGGGCTATGGGCAACTCGCGATAAAATTCATCCATCGCCGTGCCGCCATCGAGATCGGCAACGAACGCATTGAGCTTCTTCTCCCACTTATCCAGCCGCGAACCGAACTCGTTCCAGGACCGTCCGCACAGTCTCTCTCTCCAGGTCTTTGTTGAGCCGAGGTAACGCTGATACCTGGCAACAAACTGGTTGTCCGACAATCTAAGCGCTCTCTGATGTTTCTCGATCCGGTCTATCAATTCACTGACTCTTTTCTGCTGTTCTGTCATGACGCTATCTCCTTTTTGTTTCTGACTTCTTTCTTACGCCTCCACCAAATCCAGCCTGTTCAAGATTTTCCGACTCCGTTTCGACCTGAAATCAGTTCGCGGTGAGCTTGTCGAATCTGTCGAAGCATCCTCATTGGGAAGCAAACCAACCCCGCTACGGCCTTGCCGGATGAAGGAGGCTTTCGCGGGGCGGGTTGCCTCGTCCGCTTTCGCCGGGGCTACGGCGGACATGCCGGAAACTGAGATGGAAGATAGATTGCCGCGACCGTCCCTGGTTTCGATTGCGGTTGCGGCACGCTTGCCAAAGATGCCCGTGCCGGCATAAGCAGCCTTGAATGCCCGCGCATTTCTGCGCCGGCGTTCGGAACTTTCGGCGACTTCGTCTGAATAGCCGAACAGCGGACGTTCCTTTTCCCATTCGGCATTGCCCAGATGTTCCATAAACTTCCAGTTGCGAATGTTCCGGGTCCCTGTTTCCAGGTTGTATATCTCCGCGCCGGCGGCGGGATTGGAATCGTCGAACATGACATAAAGCCTGTACTCGGCACCAAGCTCGCCGAAGAGTTCCGGCATTGTGAATCTGAAAGACCGACCGGCGATTTTCTTTTCGACGCAGCCGTGCCTGATTTCTGTCTCGAATTTTATCGGCATAAAGACTCCCATGTCTTGAGGTTCCAGTTTTTTCAAAGCAAAGCGCGTTGTGTCCCGCACCCAGTTTTCATCCGGGATGCCGTTTTGAATGCGTCCGAATTTCTTCCTGGCATTCATCCAGCTGCAGGCTTTGCGATCGAGCCCGAGTGCTTCGGTAAAATGTTCCAGGCCGGCTTCCGCAGGGTGCATGACTCCGGCCTGGATCCGCAGAATCAATTTTGTTTCGCGCTCCATCTCGCCGCGTTTGCGACCGATATCCGGAGCGCCTTCTTGAAGGGCTTGAACTCTCTGGAGTTGATTGAAGCCGACTTCGATCAGCGCCTTGCCTTCGGATGTATGAACGTGATCAACAGAGAAACCGAGGGAGCGCAAACCGCCTACAACATTCATGCGCTCTTCTTCCGTTGCCCAGATTTCCTCACCGTCCACCTTACGCGCAGCCCAGCAGCCTTTCTCCAGGATCCAGCCGAGGCGGGGCTTGCCGTATTCGGCAAGGATCTCGCGCATGTGGCGCAGGACATCGGCAGAGGTATAGGCATCGCGGGCGCAGCCGATGAGAGTCAAACCTAGCCACTTGCCCCGGCCATCCATTGTATAGAGACCCTGGCGGCCCAGGGCGACGCCGTATTTCTGGGCGAGTTTATCGCCGCGATTTGACCTGGTCTCCATGTCCGGATCGTCCAGTTCAAACCAGAAATATCTGTTTCGGGACATATCATCAGAAATGTAGATATCGCCGGCCATGAGATCCCGCTTCAGCTGGGTTACGGGATCAATCACAATTGGCTCGTGCCGGCATTTGAACGCGACATGCTGATAGGCAACCGGTCCGCGATAGAGGGCTTCCATTTCCGGCGTTACGTTGCAGGCGCGACGAAGCGAGATTGGAATCGTGTGCGGGTCCTTCATTGCAAGAATCTTTTCCCGGATCGAATCCGGACAGAGCGGATCGTCGGCAAAATGCTGGATTGTCAACGCCGTGGATCCGCACTTGATCCGCTGCCTGCGCAACCGATTAACAGCGTCCTGGGAGAGATGCTTTGCAACAGCCGGGCGGCCAGGAGACTTGGAGCGTAAGAGAAGACGATGATTACCGGAATCAACAACCATCTGCCAGAGTTCCCGCAACCGGTAGAGTGTTGCATAAGAAACTCCAGCAGCCGCGGCCTTCTTCTTGGAGCTGCCGGAGACGCTGTCGGCTTTTTCCAGAATACGTCGCCGCGCTTGATATTCCGATATTTCAGCTTCTTTCCAGCCCTCGAACATTACTCAACCTTTCAATGAACGCTTGAGCACGGAGAGAACTTCCTTTGGCCAGAGACTGATGGTTTCGGCGATTTCCATCGTCACTTTCTCACGCTGTGAAGATGAAATCTTTTCCCAGAACTTGAATTGCGCGGTCGTTTTTCCGAGCCATTGGTTAATGAGGCGCGGATAGTCATTTCGAGCTGCAACGAGATCTGGCTTTTCGTCGGATCCGTACGCTCCAGTTATTGTGCCGATGGCTTTCATGACACCTTCCGGGCCTATGAATATTTTCGCGTCATGAGAGAACATTCTGTGTTCCAATTTGTCGCGCAGTTCAGGATGGCTTTTGAAGGCTATGCGGATTTTCAGGATACGTTCCCATATATCTTCGGAGATGTCGTGTGTCCGGAGAAATGCCTCAAAGGGGGAGAGAAATTCTCCCGAACCCGCGCCGCACGGGGTTCGGGGATTCATTGGGCTTTTTGAACTTTTCCCAGGCTTAATGCCTTTTTTCAGATTTTCCAGCCGACGGGCTTTACCATCACCAAATTTGGCTTCGATTATCGGGAAAAGACAGTAAGCAATCTGCCATTTTAAAAGATGCCGGCGCGCAAAAAGAGAGTCGGTAATTACATCACAAATCTTGTCATTTGAGACCATTATTACCGGAACATGTTCGAGTCCCAAGACTTCGGCTTCTCTGACCCGATGACGCCCGTCGATGATTTGATTATCACCGTTAATTTTAATCGGAGAATCATTAAGCCCATTCGCTTGAATACACTCACGGATTGCCAGGCAATCCGGATGCGAACTGTCCAACATGGGTGATTCTTTGAGCAATGGATGGATTGAGAGTTCGTTTATTTTTCTTGTTTCGTGTTTCATGATTTCTCCTTAACCGATGATGTTTTGAAAATGAAGTGTGTGTCCGAGCCTTCTTGGGTTATTTGTCATATAATGGTAACAGGGAATTTTCTTAAAGCGTCTTGCGGCAGAAAGTCTGCGCTTGCCGTCAACCACGAAGAAATTGCCCGGCTTATCCGGATTTGAGACAACTATTATCGGCTTCAAAAAGCCCAGCGTGTTGATAGATTCGACAAGATCGCCTACGGAATGATTTTTCGGAAGGTTTCCGAAATCAGGATGGACTTCTAATTGTGACGGAGAGACGAAAATCAATCCGCGATATTCTGCTTTGAACTCTCCTTTTTCGGCAGCTAGTTTTTGCAACCCAATGATGGCGAACTTTATCGCAGAGCTGGACATGTTAATTCTCCTTTCTCTAACGCTGGCTTACGAAATGACGCTTTCTGAGAACAAGCAGATCGGATTCAATTTGAGCAAAAAGGCGGATCAAATTGGGAAGCTCTGACAGCTTAACGTCTTCCCATGCATGAGGATTCTCCATAAGGCTGCGAATCTGCTGCGCGGCAACGGTGACTTTACCAGTCACCGTTACCGGTGCAGATGGAGGCAAAACCTCAATCTGACCTGCCTTTATGACCATTGATTTCCGGCCTGTTGATAACTTCATTCTTTTTCTCCTTGTGTTAGACCAAGTTCCCGGCGTAGAGTTTTACGGATTAATCTTGAAAGGCGGCCCTGATGATCTGCATGAATAGCACGCCAGACTGTGGGCTGTTGAAAACCATGAAGCTGAGACCAGGACCTGAGAGATCGATAACCGTTTTTCAGAAGGGCTATCTGAACTTCTATCGGATTAAATTTTTGTACGTCTTGATTCATTAGTGATACAATTAACACCGGAGCGGTTATGAGTCAACACCAAATTGGTGATAAAAGTATTTTTTCATTAAGGCTCAGAAGTCTAAGAAAAGACATGAAAAAAGCCTCATTTGCTCGTTTTCTGGGCATTTCCAATCCGCAGAATTATCAGCGTTACGAAGACGGGAGAATACCCGATGCGGTTATATTACAAGAAATTGCTAACCGCTGCGGTGTTACTGTTGACTGGCTGCTCGGACGGGAAGACTCGATAGTGCTCGCTTCAGATGAGGTCAGCTTTATAAAAGAAACTGAACTACAAACGGACAAGAGAACTCAAAAACTGATGGATGATCTTCGTCATCAGGCTAATTCCATTTGTAGGGCACCCGAAGATTTTGATGCCTTTAAGAGACAGATTGATTTTCTTATAGAAGAATATCGGAAATGGTGTATTGCGAATTATCCAAACGAGGTAAAACGGCAAAAACACGAATCGCGAAAGATGCTAGAAGAGGATCAGAAGGCGAATGGAGGCGGGGGGTGAGTGAACCACAGAAAATTATTATTGAACATCGCTATAAAAGAACCGGTTGTGGCTGTGGAACAGCTTTTCTGATAATCATTCTTCTGCTATCGATCTACGGTTTGTGGATGCCAGAAAAGAAGCAACAGGTTGCTGAACCCCGTACGACATCTCTTTCCGTGCACGCAAAACCAAGTCCAAAGCCAGTAAAGATCGAACCTGTCGAAACAAAAGAGGCAGCCCCTGTGGAGCCAAATTGGAATGAGCGTTCAAACTACTGGAACAATGTCTATTTACAGAAGTTCTCTCGACCGAAAATAGGGCAGCAAATTACGGTTTATTATAATGATGGAGAGAGTCAAACAGGGAAATTGCTCGAAATAAAGAATGATTCCATTTCCATGGAGGTATCCTATGGTAATGGATGCGCAACCATCCCGATTAAGAGGAGTAGGATTCGTCATGATATCGAAATCAAATTGTTTGAGGATGCTTATATTTACGAACAAAGCATCATTAGAATCTCAGAGGAGCGGATGTTATACGAGAAACAGCTGCGGGAATATTATACAAGAGAGGCCGACCGAGTTAAAGATGAGAAAGCAAAGATGCGCATGAGACAGATTCTGGCGGTTATTGATACCGACGGTTCAGTGCCTCGACTTGTATCATTCGTCAAAAAGAATATGAATGATCCCAGGAGTTTTGAACATGTGGAGACTCGTTTCGTTGACAAAGGAACCGTGGCTGAATTTTATATGACCTATCGTGGAAAGAATGCCCTGGGGGCTCTTGTGATTTCTTATGTTAAGTCTGAATATGATCCATCTTCAGACAAATTGACGGTTTATACAGATAGATAAGCGAGATTAATTACATTCGAGATTTGCAGTAAACTGATCTGGTAGTCTTTCCTTCCTTTTAACTGGCACTATTGCCAGAACGCCTGTCTGCATTCTTCCCCATCAGTTACGCTCCCGGAAAAGAAACATGGGAGCATACTATGTCTGACGGGGACTTTCTCTGGAAATTGATCGCAGTAATTTCAAATGTGACTTGCCTGGTCGCGATGTTTTATTCGTTCCGCCGCAAACCTACCATACCGGAAGAACTCTATAAGGACTTCGTGAGCAAGGGTGACTTAAGCGATATCTGCCAGAAACGCGATCAGGAAATTGCCATACTCAAGCAGCATAACGAGGAAGTTCACGACAAATTATTCAGTCTCACCCGACAGATGCAACTTGCCCATTCAGAGGATCTCAAGGTTATCGAACGTGCCGTGGGCAAACTGGAAGGCATCATTGAACAAATAAGAAAGCAGTAATGAATAACCAGAAAGAAATCCCTCTTGTTCTTGGCGGCGGCGGAATTACCGGCCTTTGCAGGTTGACCGGCGTTCTCCTGGCGTTCGAGAAATTGGGCATTCAATACACTTCCATCCATGGCACCAGCGCCGGCGCGATCGCCGGGGCCTTGCTGTCGGCAGGTTATTCGCCTGTGATACTGGCCAATATCATCAACAACCTTGAGGATTCCGACTTACGGGAGAAATTGTTTCTCTGGCAAATTCGAATGCACTGGGTCGATCATATCTTCAAGACAGAAAAGATTGAAAGGCTTCTCGACACTCTTCTGCCGGCAAACTTCGACGAAATGACGATCCCCCTGTCAACCTGGGCAGTGAATAAACGGACCAATGATCTCGTTAATACCATGCGCCCGGAACTGGCCGAATCTCCGGCAAAGGCCGTTCTCGCCAGTTTGTCGATTCCCTGCATCTTCCCGCCAGTGGAATTGCTTGATGGTTGTCCTTATTGGGACGGCGGCCTGCGGGCCAGTGTTCCAATGATCGGCGATTGGCGCGAATGCGAACATGTCTATGTTGTGATCCCTTCTGACAGCCCTCACGATTACAAGGGCCGCGATAACCTTATCACTTCGGCTATCCGGGCAATGAATATCAAGTGCAACGACGAAAAGCTCGATCTCGTTGCGGCCATGGCTGATGAACCCAACGTCACCGTAATTTGGCCGGATGTGCCGACCGACAAGGGAATGATGCATTTCGATCACTCTCTTATAAGGAAATGCTACGACTGGACTCTGGCCAGACTCAAGAAGGATCAATCGAAATGAACCATGACCTGGCAATCGATATTCTAAGCAAACAGATTCTCGTCTGGTATGAAGAGAGGGCTGCTCTACCGATTTCGACGGCAACGGAAGCAAGGGACTGCTTGCTTGCAGACTGCCGCGCATTGGAAGAAAGCGTCGAGTATCTACGAAAGGATAACACAAGAAAGGAAGGTTAATATGAAATCAGTACGTTCTATCTTTACGCTCTGCTGCCTGTCCTTGGTGATCTGTCTTACGGGCTGTGCTTCGCCAGGTGGACTCACGATCGGACCTGTGAGTTATTACATGGCATCCAGGAATGAGATTGCCATGAATCAAAGAGCTATTTCGGCTGCCCCTCAAATTAAGCCGGAAGAGAAACGGCAATTATTCAAGGCGGTGAATCTTGGGATGCGTCCGGGCGAGTTTGCTTTTGCAGTTGGCATCGATCTGCTTGCCCTACCAGAGACGTCAATGACTTGGGGAGAAGTGGCGAAGAACTTCTTCGGCGTCCTGGCTGATTCGGCGATCTATGCCGGCGCAGGTTACGGCATCTCGGAGATAAGCAGCGGAGGTGGCAGTAGTGAGCCATCCTATAATTTCACGTTCCAGGGACCAGTAAACAATTCGTCAATCCAGGCCGGCAGCGCCGGGGCAAGCCAATCGCATTCCCAGGACAACAGCACAGGCAAAGGAGCAAAGTAATGAACGCACAAGACATCAAAACCGTTAAGCAACGCTTTATAAACTTCCATTCCGGATTGCGCATGCGCATTGGGGCTTCACCCCATGAACGCATACTACTTCCCAAAAAATGGACCGCTCCAGATTACGTGGATGGACGGCCTCTCTTAATGGCTGCCGATGATCAAATGCAAACGCCTAAATGCACAGCTTACGGGATGACGGCAGTTTGTGAAGCGCTTCGCTGGTGGGCGACTGGTGTAAAACAGAGTTATGACGCCGATCTGTTCTACGATGTGGAGAAACGAATTGACAATGACAACCAGGAAGGATCCTCGCTTGAAACAGCCATTAAGGCGGCGCAGACTTTAAAATGGCTTACCTTTAAGAACCCAGAAGGTTTAACCGTCACTGTTGACGTGTACGACATCCGCACGATCAATGAACTTAAATATGCTTTTCATCGGTGTCCTGTTGTTCTCTTCGGATTCAATATTACCCAGGCATGGATGCGCCCGCGAGCGGACGGAACAATCGCTGACAGTAATAAGTTTGTCGGAGGGCATTGTGTTGCCGGAGATTTATTTGATCCCTATGGAGTAGATAACTGTAACTCATGGGGTTTGGGTTATGGGTTCAAAGGACACGTGAAATTGTCATGGAAACAGGTTCAGCAGCAGATGATGGGAGCCAAAGGTTTTCTGCTGCGAGTATCTTGAGAAATATTATGCTCACAATTGCTCAACAGGAAGAACTCAGAATTGTCTGCCTTGAATTTCTGGCAGTCAGATATCCGAACTCTTATACCGCGGATGCGATGAAACGAATGTTGATCCGCAGACAAAGAGTCGATTTCCAAATCACGGAATCCGAAATCGTAGCAACCTTGGCCTTCCTGAAAGATAAAGGATTTGTAGTTTCCCTGATTGATTGCCTGCATGCGATCCCAGCCTGGCAGGCTACCAGCGAAGGAGTCTTATTCTATCAGCGCGGTGAGGTGCTAAAGAATCCAAAGGAGTCCGAATTGTGAGCCGCGCACGCCAGGGAAAATTTGCAAGGCTACCGGCAAAGATCCGGGAAGAAGTTAATAAACAGCTTCTCGACGGCAAGAGCGGTCCTTCGATTCTTGCCTGGCTCAAAACCAATGGCTTCATGGATCTCACCGAACAGAATCTCTCCGAATGGCGCAAGGGCGGTTATCAGGACTGGCTGAAGTCCGAAGGGCAAATGGCAAAGATCAGGGAGCGGGCCGAACTGGCTATGCGCATGGCCCAGGCAGCCGGCGGCGATTCGTTGGGACAAAGCATAGTAACCAGGATTGCCGGAGATCTTGACGAAAAGCTCGATGCCCTGGCTGAAAACGATCTGCTGAAACTTCGACCTTTGCTTGATTCAATTCTTTTTGCCGAAAAGCTCAAACTCGAAAAGCGGAAATTGTCCCAGAAGGATGAAGTGATAGCCATTACGCGGGATAAATTCCACCGCGATACGGCAGAATACATCCTGAAATATTTCGAGAATGAACAGGTTCGGAAGATTGTGGAGGGCAAGGGCGATAAGGAAGTTAAGATGGATCGCCTGGTCAAAGCAATCTGGGGCGAACGGCCTGAGAATCTCTAACCATGTCTCCAAAAAAAACAACAGCAAACAAGTCTGACCGCCCCTGCCAGCTCCCTTCGGAGGGCAGGTTGGCTCCTGAACCCGGATCAGGCAAGCCTGAACCTCTGCTTAAATTAAGGTCATACCAGGCCCCGCCGTTTTGGCGGGATGACTTGGGACTCATGCTGCTCCTGTGGAGACGGCAATCTGGAAAATCCCGAACCCTGGCAAGTAAGGCCCTGCGCAGCATGATGGAGATGCCTGGCCTGCTGGTAACTTATGCCTCTGCCTCTCTTCCTCTTGGCCGGGAGTTTGTTGTTAAGGAAGCGCAGATATGGAATGAGGTTCTGGATAATTTTAGAAAGGCTGTTCAGGCCAATGGCCAGAGAATGGAAACTTCTGTCGACGGCCTCAACTTCGACGATTTCTGCGATGTCTTCGAGCATCAGAAATTGGAAACGAAGATCTACCATAGCCGGTCGAAGTACAGCCGCTCGCTCGTTATTGCTCCGAACCCCGCAACTGCCAGGAGTTATTCCGGACATGTCTATATTGATGAGATCGGGTTTATTCGCGACTTCAAGGATTTGTGGGAAGCGATGGAGCCGATCATGTCGAGCGATGAGAAGTTCCGCTGCATCATGGCTACCACGCCGCCAAACGATGACAGTCATTATTCTTACGAATTGGCCGTGCCTCCGTTGGGGGTTGAGTTCGGGCCTGAAAAGGCAAACGCAGCAGGTCACTGGTACGAGTCGGAATCCGGCGTGATGGTGCATCGGGCGGATGCCTGGGATACTGCGCTCGCCGGCGTGCATCTGTTCGACACGAAGACCAGGAAACCAATGTCACCGGTTGAACACCGGGCAAAATCGCTGGACCGTGATGCCTGGGATCGAAACTATGCCTTGATTTTCAAGACCGGCGGAACTGCCGCAGTGAGTCTGCAGTCGATCAGCAATGCCATGATAATGGGCCGCAACAAATGCCTGGCAGCAGAAGACGATTTCCCGCCCAACTGGCGCAATATACTCGGACCTGGCACGATTGCCGTCGGCGCGGATCCAGCCACAACGGAAAAGGAGAAATCCAATCCATTCGCCATTACCATAACCGAACAGATCGGAATGCTTTTTTTTGCGCGGCTGATTATCAGGTTCAAGACGCAGGATCCTGACAAGGCCAAGGCATATCTTAAGGAAGCCTGCGATCTGGGCCCGAACCGTAAACCGCGCCGGCTGGTGATAGACGCGACTTCTGAAAAGTTCTGGGCGGCTGAAGTTAGGAAGGAGTTTGCTCAAATCTGCCCGGTTGAACTTGTTGTTTCTTCAGAGAAGATTACCTACCAGGGCGAGAACATACTCTATAAAGCCTATCTGGGAAATCTCCTGGTCAATACCATGGACGACGGGAAACTTTGTCTGCCCGAGTATCGCTGGATAAAAGATGATTTCCGATTGGTCATGCGGAGTCGCGGCAGTTTCGACAATCTAATAGACAGCGCCGGCAATCACGGCGATACATTCGATTCAACGAAAAATTCCCTGCATGGCCTGGTCAGTCCATTCGGCCCGCTGCAGGCATCAGGCGCACAAGTCGGGCAATACAGCACAGCCTCAAATCTTCCAAAGAATAACATGCGGCCCGATCATAGTTCAGACCACAAGAATAAGATGACAGGAGTATCACTAATATGAATATTAAAGATTACCTTCGGCCACTTGTTGCGAGGATTCTGGATCTCAGAGTTCCGACAAAACAGTTAACGGTCAATGATACACGATGGGAGACGCCGGCGATCGCCCAGGGCATGACGCAGGAAAGAGTCATGGGTTGTATATCGGCTGCGGAATCAGGCGAGACAAGGGATCTGTTCTCTCTTTACCGGGACGTGGTATTGACCAATTCGCATCTGCAGAGCGAACTGATGAAGCGAAAGCTGGCTGTCCTGGGCGATGCGATGTCGTTTATGCCGTTTGACCGGAAGCTGCAGGCCGATATCGACACAGCCAACGCGATAGATGCAGAGGTTTCAGCCTGTAAAGGTTGGCTGAGGGCTGCTTCATTTCTTCTCGACTCAACTCTTTATCCTGTTGCGGTAATCGAAAAGACCTTCGTTGCTGTCGGAAAGGGTTATCGAATCGCCGGCCTTACTCCAGTGCCATATCAACTTCTCGACTTCACCTCCGGACGGATGATGATCTATGACGTTAATCCTACGAATGGACAACCATTGCTCACAAAGCATGACGTCGATCCGAACAGATACATAGTTCATCGGGGTCACTTGTTAAGCACTCCTGATAATTGGGGCGGCCCCATGCGCTCCATTCTGTTCTGGTGGCTGTTGGCCGCGATGGATAGGGAATGGTGGGCTAAGTTTCTTGAGAAATATGGCACGCCTTTCATGGTTGGTAAATTCCGGGACGAAGAGGGTCGTTCAATTCTGGAAAGAGCATTCGCGCTTTCATGCCGGCTCGGCGGTCTCGTGATCTCCGAAGGCACAAGCGTCGAACTTAAAGAAGCGGCAGCAGCAAACTCCGGCACCGCCTATCAGCAGTTTATTACGATTTGTGAACGGGAAATGTCAAAGTTGGTTCTGGGTCAAACAATGACGACGGAGGCTCAGCCGTCGGGCCTGGGATCTGGTCAGGCAAATGTCCAGGAAGGCGTCCGCCAGGATATAAGGCGCTTCGATGGCAAGATGCTGGCAGAGACTCTGAGGGATCAGTTGATTACTCAGCTTGTGGCAATAAACAGATTACCGGGTAATGTGCCCCTGATCTCGCTTGGCTCGGAATCGGATGCCAAAGTAAGTTCAGCAATATCATTGCTCACTTCACTGAAACAAGCCGGCCTCCGGGTTACGGACGATGGCCTGTATGCCCTTTCGGAAAAGGTTGGCCTGCCGATTGAGCGTGACGCTTCAGCCGGGCCGCCGGTTCCGTTTGCTGCAGCATATTCGCCCACCAGGTTGAATCGCCCTGGCAGGATCCCGGTCGAGCAGATGGACCGGGTTGCTCAAACTGCTGCGCCTGACCTTGCGAAAGCGTTTCGCGGAAGCCTCGCGCCGATAGCGCAGATCATCCGCGATAGCAAATCACCGGAAGAGTGCGAACTGCAGATCCGGCATTTCTTTGCCGATTGGGATCCCAAGAAAGTCAATGTCCTGGTCGCCGACGCCCTGACCGCCTATGCGATCAACGGGACGGAGGTAAGATGAAAGGTTCCATATACATAGATGTCCCCTGCGACCAAAAGGAATGTACACTGAACATTGTCGATGCACACGATCAACCGATCGACTTTGATCCTACCTTTTGCTCAACGTGTAATATGAATCCCAATGTCGAAGACGGGATACCGAAAGTAATAATGGATCTGTCTGGATTGTGCGCTTTTCTTCAGAAGGCTCGTTATCGATATGCGAAGGTTATCTCCACAACAAACCACTCTTTCTTGGATAACATCTTCCCCTGGCGAAAGTCGGCACTGAAAACAACCGAGACTATTGCCGAAGCTCGATCAGCCTGTCTGTTCATCGAAACTTTGATGCACAAATGCGGCTGGGCAGCTCCAAATGATCCTCCTATTCCCTGGTGGGCGACGGAAGATTAAGATGAATTTCCGGAACATATTTCTTTTCCTTAAACACCCTTTACTCTCCTGGAAGATTGACCGGGCAAAGAGTGAATACAGAAAGAACCATCCGGATTGCGAATGTTGTAAAACAAAACCTTCCTTCTGGGGCAGAGCAAACGACGTTCATCATTTACTCCCGGTACATATTTATCCGGAGGAAGCCTGCAGCCCGGACAACTTGATTACCTTGTGCCGGCACTGTCACTGGTTATTCGGTCACCTTCGCGATTGGAAAGATTGGAATGTCTGCCTGACAGAGACCATTCGCGGAATCCAATATGCCTTTAAACATCTGGCTTCAAGTGGAAATCATAATTCTCACGGAATGCCGGACGTTTAATAAATTGTCCGGCACGAGGAGTGCCGGCGAACAAGTCGAGTCGTTCTAGCGACTCAACCGATAGACAAAGGACTGTCCATCACTGTGCCACAGTTGCGCGCCAGCTGGCATCTCAGAACTGTGGCAGCATACGAAAGGCAGAGTAATATGAACAGTCCTTTGAGTTATCTCGGTGGCAAAAGTCGGCTCGCTGAAAAAATTATCACCTTAATTCCGTCCGATCACGTTTGCTATTGCGAACCGTTTTGCGGTGCGGCCTGGGTCTTCTTTAAGAAGAATCCGTCAAAGTGTGAAATCATAAACGACAGGGACGGTGAGTTGATCACGTTCTGGAGGGTAATCCAAAATCACCTGGAAGAGTTCCTGCGGTATTATCGATTCGCTCTTGTGTCCAGGCAGCTCTTCGATTTGGCAAACAAAATGAATCCCGAGACTTTAACCGACGTCCAGCGGGCCGTACGATATTTCTATTTACAGAAGATGGGATTCGGCGGCAAAACTGTTGACCGCACTTTCGGAACCGGCGCAACTTCAGGACCGCGATTAAATCTCACGACATTAGAAGAGACGCTGCTTGAAGTCCACTGGCGCTTGGAGCGAGTAACGATTGAACATCTGGACGCTTGCGAATGCGTGCGTCGATACGATCGGGAGGATACCCTTTTCTATATGGATCCTCCTTATTGGCACACGGCTGGTTATGCGCCGGCGTTTGGAGATGCGGATTATTCCAGGCTGAGAGAATGTCTCGACAAGATATCCGGACGGTTTATTCTGAGCCTGAACGATACTCCGGAAGTCCGGTCGATTTTCAAAGGCTTCAAAATAAAGAGAGTCTTAACAACCTACTCCGCCGGCAATGGAAGATGCCCAGGATCTGATCGCACCAGGAAGAGAGCGGAAGTCTTGATTCATAACTTGTAG